CCCATGTGGGATTGAACACTCGACCCTGTGCTGGAAACCCGTGTACAGTGTTTGTTTTCAGTGGCGGGGGTCTGTGCGCAACAGTTTCAAACTCTATGCCTCGTTGAGCAATCATGCTGATGGTTTGAAATCTAGTCACGCGGTCGTTGATTTTGACATCAAACCCGTCACTGGTGGCTGTGATATTGCCAATTTTTTGATCGTCTTGTCTTAAAATCCAAAACTGATCTTGGATCACTGGTTTAGCTACAATCATTGAATCAATGCTCCTTGATAATGTTGACGCAGCCAAGCAGCATATTGCTCGCTTGACTCGCTGATTTTGTTTAGTTCAAATCGGCCGCAGAACTTCATGAACCTGGTGCCAATCTGGCCAATGTCTTTGTGTGAAATTTGTTCACGAATGGCCTGATCAACTTTGTCTTTGACAGCCTGAGGTTGTGCGTTGAGATCAATCAGAGTGCGGTTGCGTTCATAGTCATCTAGAACTCTGTGTTCCGCACCGTTGTGATCAGTCCAACGCTGAAGCATGAGATTGTTCCAGTTGTAACCTCGTCGATCTCGATCACCAAATGCTTCCCGCAGGCCCACACGATTTTTGGTGCCTTTTTCCCGCACGCCTGGGTAAGCACTGAACACATTGTCAGTGGGATCTCCGCGCACACATTTTTCAAACAACAGCCACGCAGGGTCGGGTGTGACTTTTGGTTGTTTGGTTTTTTTGTCCATCACTGGTCGATCTTTGCCATCAAAGATGCCTTTGAGGGTGTGAAGTTCGTCGGTTACGCCATTGAATTGACGCACGTTTTCTGCCAAAAGTTGCACGAAGTCTGTGTCTGAAGAAATTATGGTGTGTTCGTCATTGGGGTGAAGCGCAATGAATCTAGCAATGACATCATCGGCTTCTGCTTCGGGATGACGAATCACACTACAGTTGGTATTTTCGCTCAAGTATTTAGTGAGGTTGTCATAGGCTTCCCAGAACAGCCGATCTTCTTCCTGTTCTGTTTCGGTCAGCGCAGCACGAGCCACAGCTCGATTCTTTTTGTAAGGTTCGTAGTGATCTTTGCGCCAGCTGCGCCCCTCCAGAGCAAATACCACGTGGTCAGCACCAAATCGTCTGACCACACGATTCACACTGCTGAGAGTGATGTGTAGCGCATAGCCCACTTTTTCCCAACTGTCAGCTGCTCGAAAAGCACTGTGTCTTGCTCGAAAAAAGGTATTGGCAGTGTCAATCAGTAAGTATTTCACGGCGATCAATGATTTGGTTTTGGATACAGTATTCTAGCACAAAGTCTGCCCAAAAGCAATGGGCATCTTTGCCAAAATGCCATGAATTTGAGTTGACAGTATTGAATCCGTTTTGGCGCAGAGCTTGATCGTAGGTCAATGAACCGTAAGGGTCCAAGTAGTTGACCCCCCAAGATTGCCTAGATCGAATACGGTCAAAATAGCTGTTGCCATTGAAGAAAAAATGCGGTATGTGTTGTTGAACAAGTTCAAGATGAAACTGCCAAATTTGGTTGTGCCAAAGTTGTTGACACTGATTCCAGTCTACATCCGCAATGAATTGCCGGTATCGATTTTTCAAAGAGTCTGGCACCCAATCCAGCCCACTGCTGCCAATTTGGTAGTGCTGCCCTTGGTGAAGCCATTCTTCGCGTTCCCAGGTGCTCCATTGAACAATGACCACGCAACTTTCCCAGGGAGGCAGTTGTTTGATCCAGTCTCGAGTGGTTCGTAAGATTCTGGTGTTGGATGCTGCTGATTCAGCGTCGCACACAAAATCTGCGCCGATACGATCGGCCAGTTGCTGACCCCAGCTGACTCGGAGGTTGTCAGGATGAGGCCTGCGCCCTAGTTCTGGGTATCCATCGTCTTCGGCAAAAGCAGCTGAGTTCACTGCTTCGGCTGCGGCTGTATGGCTGTCGCCATTGACATAAACTATCACAGTCAGCTGACCTCGCTGCGACCATCGCCCAAGTTACGTTCTTTGATAAAGCCAGTTTTTATGGCCTGCTCTTGTTCCCATGTTTCCATCACAACGTGTCTACACACGTTTTGAAACCATCGATCCACCATGTCTGCGTCAGTGTCTGTGGCTTTAAGCATGTACCCTGCTTTGACCAGTCTGGCCACAAAAATGTCATTCCAGTCCAGTTCAAATGCGCCTTGATGTAGATTGTCAGGATCTATGTCCATGCTAACAATGGCCACATAAGGCTCGCCACGCTCAGTGGCCAATTCTTTTTCAGTCTTGGTTGGCGATTTGACTTTGGGCATAGGCGGAGTTTCGTTGGCTACTGGAAGCTCCGGCTTTACCACTTTTTTGGGCTTTTTCTTAAACCAATCAAACATATCCAATACTCCTAACATAACGTCTGGCGTCATTTCCCCCAACCATTTCCCCAAAGATCCACATGTAGTCTTGGGCTGTAGTAATAGCCTTGGCTTACTGCCCAGTCAGCCACTCGCACGCGGTTTTGATCATAGGGCGTGACCACACCTCCCTGCGGCATCACATATACCACGCCTTGAAATCCGCCTGCTCTGAACTCGGACACAGCACGGTCAACTTCTTGAAAATGCTGTTCAGTTTCTACCACAAATTTCAAATACACTGTGCCATGTTGTTGATAGCTGTCTACAATTTTAGGGCAAATGGCATCTTCCCAACGCTCACCACTGGCTGACAGTTTGGCACTGACACTGAAAGTGACTTCGTTGTCAAAACCTGTGTGAGTCCATTGATCAAGATATTCAGCAAATCTTGATTGTAGTTTTTGTGTGCCGTTGGTTTCAAAAGTGATGTTGCGCAGATCAGACATGCTGTCATGACTCAACAAGTCTTCGTACACTCTTTGCCATCCCAACAGTGGTTCGCCGCCGGTGATTACCAAATGTACATCGTTGCCATTGCGTTGTACCCAACTGTGATTGGGTGTCAGCGACAGCATACGATCCACTACCTGTTCGACCGTTAGATTAGGACTGAGATGTTTGAATTCTGGATGCCAGCTGGCATAGCTGTCGCAGCCAGTATTGACCAAGGGCAGTTCCTCAAATGTTCGGTACAAAGAAATGTTCTTGGCCACTTCGTCTGCCTCGGCAGACTTGATGCCTGGCGCACAGCCAAACCCTGCGCAGGTAAAGTTACAACCAAATGTTCTCAAGAACACCGACGGGACACCCACAAAACGACCTTCGCCTTGTGCTGAATAAAAGATTTCACTGACTTTGAGTTTCATATTTTTTGTGCTTTGACTAGAAGATGCCATCCCAAGTATTCGCAAACAGCAGATCTCATTTCTGCCGGCATGGCCGCAAACCACGGTTCCAGTTCGTACTCACCTTTCCGATACTTGGGTACATTATACATGAAACAGTGATCTTGTCTAATTCTCAATACTTCAAATTTGCCAGCCAACAGGTCATAGATTTCTTCTTTGCTGTATGCTTTGGCATAAGGACAGTTGCTCTGTGCTTCAAACTGGTCCAGACCTTTTTGGATCATGGCATATTTCCAGGAATTTTTGGCATATACCAAAAATCGCAGTTCGCCACTGGGATTTAGTACCCGATGTATGTTTTCGATAACCTGATCAACTTCAGGGTAGTGGTGTAGGACTCCGCAACTATAAACCAAATCAAATTGACCAAGGTCTTTCAAACGGTCCCAATCTGCTCCGTCCATTTCGTAAAACTTGCCGTCGAGACCAAACACTTTGAATCTTTGAAGACACAGGCCCAGGCTTTCGCGGCTGAGATCAATGCCCACATATTCAGCACCATGACGAGCAAACTGTTCAGCATCAGATCCTATTCCGCAGCCTATTTCCAACACTCGGCGACCGCGCCACAGATGAAAGCTGGCAAAATCTCTGAGATGCGGCTCTACAAAATAACGACGGTCATTGACTTCATTGAAATACTGCTCAGTGCCAGGTTCAGACAAACTGTGTTTGACATTACAGGGCTGTGTGTTCCAGTACTGTTTGATTTTGTCAACTAGATTATTTGTCATGTACAGCAGTCACTTCCATTTGATTTTTTACATCTAGAGCTAGCATTTTTTCCCACATATTGATTTTTTCTTCAAGTCCTTGTCTAAAGTGTGTGAGCAGTCTGTTTTCACTGCGCTCGATATGTTCAGCCAACTTGATTGCTTCATTGATTCGAATTTCACGCCAGTTAGCATGATTAAAATCTCTGGTGTCATGGGAACCAAGATTTTCTAGCATTTTTCTTTCTTGAAATGTGCGATCATTGTTTTGCCCTGTGAGATCAAATCGATCATGATGAATATGAACTGGAATGGTTTCCACAATGTCCAGCATAAATCCAATTTGACTGATCCATGCGTCATTGATCTGATGCGGGCTGAGATGACCAGTGATCTTGACCCACTGTGCTGGAACTATGGGAAATATAGCATACGGGTGTTCATGATTGGTTGTGGCTCGCAATAGTCGTATCTGACCAGTGTATGAAGCGACCACGTCGTCCCAATACAAGGTAACCATGTCAGCATCGTCGTTCCAAAAAAACATCCAGTCACCGCGAGCATGAGTGGCCAGCTCATTGAGATATTCATTTAGTCTCAAATACCCTAATCTGGGAAACTTGAATGCTGTGTAACTGACCCCAGTTTGTTTCAACCAAGGTACAATAACATCTTGAAAGTAGGCCAGATGATCTAGATCATCGTTGTCGAAAGCCAGCAATACTTCAACTCTGTTCACAGAGCGAGCCTTGTTCAACAGCGAAGTCAAACAGTGTTCCAAGGCACCAGGCCTACCTCGGGTAGGCAACAACACACTGATATCAATTTTTTCTGTCATTGGATTCGGGATATAAAGCTTTTTCCAAAGTTTCTTTTACGACCAAAATAAACATTTTCTAAAAATCTATCTTGACTCATGGTTCGATCTTCTTGAGTGTCAAATTGGTATTCACAACTCTGACCCAGGTTCTGATTATCAAGCAAGTATCCAAGAAAATCATAGTCAAATTTCTTACACACTGGCAAAGTTGGCAAATCTGAATAAGCTATCACGTAGTTTCTTTGAAAAGCCAACAGTTGTTGTAACATGGACTGATCTAGATTATAGTGATGTTTGATAAATTTTTCAACCAGTTCAAAGGCCTGATCTATTCTATTTTGGTATTGAAGGTAAAGATAAGTTCTATGAACCAAGTTCCACCCAAACACTTCAATGTTGCCAATTCGAGGGTGATCAATTCGTCCCTGTGTCATCCAGTTGGCAAAATAGCTTTTGGTCTGTTCAAACTGTGTGGCAAACCATGGATCTTGCCGCACCCAGTCATACAATCGATCATAGAATTCACTGTAGTCGATGCCAAGATAGCGTTCAAAAAATCTAGCTGTGTACGTGGTCAAGCCATTGATATGAAAAGTTTGAATAAAACTGTTCCAGACCAGGGTATCCAGCATGGCTTCTCTGGGTATGTCTTTGGTGCTGACCACCACATCCACACACTCATGAAGATCAGTGTCACCATAACTGCCACTCATGTAATCGTACACAGGCACTGCTTCCAGCTTCCACATTTTTTTCTGGAGCAGATTCATTTCAGCATTTTCCAACAACTGAGCCTGTAGAATGTTGATACCAGTGTGATTGCCAGCACGAAAAATTTTCCAAAAAGCTTCTTTCCAACTAGCCACAGTTTCACCAGGCAAGCCCAAGATCAGTTCAGTGTACACTGGAATGTTGTTGCGGTCACACAGCGCAAATATTTCATCAATTTTGTGCTGATCTAAATTTCGCCGTTTGATGTTTTCCAGCACGTCGTGATCCATACTTTGAACACTGACCGTGAGTCCCTGACCAAAGTTGGGACTTTGTTCGATCAGCTTTTTAACAATACCCACAACTTCATTCTTTTGATTCTTGGCCCAGGTCATTGAAAAGCTACTGAGGCGACCGTATTTCTTCTGAACTTCGATCAGTTTGTCAGTGATGGCATCGTCACGTTCAATGAACATGCCAAAGTTGGCATCAGTGATTGTGACAAACCCACAGTGCTGGCCTATCCATTCCAGTTCGTCAAACACTCGTTCAAGATTGAACTTCTTGACCTTGTTGTAGGTTAGACTGCCCCAGTCGCAGAATGTACATTGATATGGACAACCTCTGTTGGTTTCCAAGGTAGCATTCCAAATCACCTCAGGATTGTCTTGGATAATCTTATCAAAAATGCCTGTGAGGTAAGGACTGGGTATTTGATCTAAGTTGTCAATTCTAGCACTGTCGCCTGTGTTGATCATGCCTTGCGCACTGTTGATCAGCAAGCCTGGTATTTGATGGTAATCAGTACCGAACTCTTTCAATATGCGTCGGAAAGTTATTTCGCCTTCCATTTTGATAACCAAATCCATGAAAGGTTCGTCTTCAAACAGTTTGAGATTTTCAATGGCTGGTTCGGGTCCGCCAAACACAATCAAGCAGCCAGGATTGAATTCTTTGATTCGCCGAGCCAATCTATAATTGTATCTGTGGTTCCACACATATGTACTAAAGGCCACAACATCGCTGGTGCTGAGACGCAGCGCACAGGCATCAATGGGTTCTCTACGCCACACTAAGCTATCCAGTTGCCACTGTGCTTGAATGTCTGGATCGTCAAAAGCATAGCTCAGTATCACGCCAGCAGAGTACGGCAAATAGTACGCATTAAACTCCTTGGGCCCTTGTTGGAAATTGGGCTGTACAAAGCTGATTTTCTTTTTCATTGAATATTTACGTCAACTGATGATTGGGATCATTCAATCGCGCTTTGGCCCAAG